CCACCTCGACGGCAAGATTCATCGCTTCAAGTCCGGCACGAAGGGATCGCCAGGACACGGTGACAAGCCGGGTTGGTACATCGCCTTCAGCGACGGCATCCCAGCAGGGCGCTTTGGCTGTTGGCGGGCGGGCATGGAGTCAACGTGGCGGGCAGAGGTGGGCAGGCAGCTTAATCAGGTGGATGAAATGGCTTTCGCTCGGCGCATGAGCGAGGCCAAAGCCGCACGCGAGATTGAGCAGGCCCGCAAGCACGAAGTGGCTGCGGATGTGGTCGACACCATTTGGGCCGAGTGCATAGGTGCATCGCCAGATCATCCGTATCTCAAGCGCAAGAACATCGCACCGCACGGTGCCAGAGTTACAGGCGATGGCAGGCTGGTGGTGCCTTTGTACGATCAGGATGGCACGCTGGCATCTTTGCAGTACATCGACAGCGAGGGCGGCAAGCTGTACCACCCAGGCGGACAGACGGGCAACAAGTTTTGGTGGTTGGGTAACTTGGACGAACCCGGCACGATCTACCTTGCAGAGGGATACGCCACAGCAGCGACTATCCATCAGGTCACCAATCGCCCAGTAGTTGTTGGATACTCAGCGTCCAACCTCGTGCCCGTGGCAGGCACGCTGCGTAACCTCCACCCAACTTGCGACCTAGTGATCGTTGCCGACAATGACAAATCAGGAGTCGGTCAACGCTACGCAGAGCAAGCCTGCGCCAAGCATGGGGCGCGGATGGTGATGCCACCAGACCTTGGCGATGCCAACGATTACGCCCAAGCAGGCGGGGATCTGTTGGCTCTATTGACACCACCCGTTAACGATTGGCTGGTAGGTGCTGACCAGTTCAGCGCCCAGCCCTCCCCGGTTAGGTGGCTGGTAAAAAAGTGGATACAAGCCGACGCCTTGGTGATGGTTCACGGCCCATCCGGTGGCGGCAAGACGTTCGTGGTGCTGGATTGGGTGCTGCACCTCGCATCAGGCATGTCCGATTGGCACGGTCACAAGGTCAAGCCCTGCGATGTGGTCTACCTCGCAGGCGAGGGGCACCAAGGTCTGCGTGGGCGCATTGCAGCGTGGAAGCACCACAACAACGCCACCAGCCTGTCAATGTGGCTGTCTCAATCAGGGTGCGACCTCAACACACCAGATGGCTATCAACTGGCAGCAGCACACATCAGGTCTTTGCCACGCTCACCAAGCGTGATTGTGGTTGACACGCTGCACCGCTTTCTTGCAGGCGATGAGAACAGCGCCCAAGATGCCAAGACGATGCTTGATGCGTGCGCACGATTGATGCACGAATTCAAGTGCAGCGTGATCTTGGTTCACCATACAGGCGTGAATGAGGATGCCCAGCACCGTGCCAGAGGCTCAAGCGCATGGCGTGGTGCATTGGACATTGAGATCAGCATCGTGCCCGCCACATCCAACTTGCCAATGCAATTGGTGCAGCGCAAGAGCAAGGATGCTGAATTGGCATCCAGCATCAACGTAGAACTGAAGCAGATCACGATCCCTGGTTGGCTTGACGAAGATGGGCAAGCCGTCACCAGCTCGGTGCTGGTGCCATCCACCATGCAGGCAACGGTTAAGACTGATGTCAAGCTGGCAACGCACCGTAAGACGATTGAGAACGCATGGTGGGCATCAGGAACACCAGAACGTAAGGGTCATCCGTTCATTGAACGTGGTGCGTTGATGGAGTATTTGGTGCACAAGATGGGTATTAGCGAGGCGTCTGCGAGGGTATATGTTAGGCCGTCAGCAGATGGGAAGTTGATTGCTGCATTATTAGTGGCGCAGATTATTGAAGTAGACGATGGAGGCTGGTTGGTGAGCGATCCGGTTGAGTCCAGCGCCATGATGATCCGCAAGAAAAAGGGGTGAACAGGTGGGAACTGGGAACTTTTCGGGAACTTTTCGGGAACGGTTCAGGGGGGCAAAAAGACGAAAAACGGGAACGAACAGAACTATCTCTTTAGAGATAGTTCTCAGTTCCCTGTTCGTTGCGTCCGAAATCGTGCTGGGAGGGCTAAGATGTTGGTAAGCACTCACATTGGTGTGATGGTGAGGGTGAAGAGGGGGTGGGAAGGGGGGGGTTCCGCATTTTGCGGCAACCGTGATAGTAATACGCGCAGGCGCATGGGGGTTATATGAAAACCGCATTGAAATCATTGCCGCAACCCGACAGGTTATATGGGCCAGATAATAGGTGTTGGGAAGTTATTCTCGATACCATCAGCAGCGGCGGCAGTCTTAGCACGGCGCTGGCGAAGCACACTTGGATGCCGAGCGTGGCGCAGGCCCGCAGGCACATTGCCAACGACCTCGACTTCCAGGCGAAGTACGAGAAGGCTCTACAAGACCGCGCAGACAAGTTGGCTGAGGAGATCATTGAGATCAGCGATTCAACGCCGCCAGAGGGCTTAGAGCCCGCGGCAATGAGCGCCTGGGTGGCAGACAAACGGCTGCGCGTTGACGCACGCAAATGGGTGGCCGCGAAGCTGCAACCAAAACGGTATGGTGACCGCATCGATGTCGCTGTCACCGACACACGCATCAGCGTCATGGATGCGTTGGCCCAGGCTAAGCAGCGCGTGTTGCAAGACAACAGCGATGTGGTTGATGTTGAGTCGCGGGACGTCTAATGTGGACAACGGGTGTTATGTTAACTGCGACGTGAGCACTTACTAACGTCCGGCAGGGCCGGTGCCCCGCCCGCCCGACGGGGTCGGGGGAGGGGGTAGGGCCGACGCGAAAGGGCCGCGGGAACGGTAGCAACGTGAACAAATTTTTCTTTTTTTAATTTATCATCACGCCATGCCCAAGTACAACCCCACCACCTCCGGCAACCCTTACGTTACGGCGTTCCATGACCTCATGGCGACGTCCAAGGACTTTACCCAGTTCTTGGCTGACCCTGCTGAACGCCAAGGCATCAGGCAGGGGTTCATGGATGCGGTCAATCGCGGTGCCGTAGCTGCCACCCTTGGCGCACCTGTGGACATGGCGAACACGGCGCTGAACTTGGGCAAGGCCGGTGTGGGCTACATTGGCAACAAGACCGGCTTGCTCTCAGCTGATCAGATGCCGCAACTAATAGATAACCCAGTTGGCGGGTCTGAGTACATTGGCAACCAGATGCGACGGCTTGGCGTGGTAAGTCCCAATCGCAACGCCTTGGCGGAAGGGTTGGCTGGCTTCTTGCCCATGAGCCCATCTACGTCTGGCAAGGCTGTCGCAGCCATTGGTGCTGGTGGGATGGTGCCAGGGTTGGATTTGGCGGCTACCGTGTTCCACGGCTCGCCGCACAAGTTTGATCGCTTTGACAGCAGCAAGATTGGCACGGGCGAGGGTGCGCAGGCTTATGGGCATGGGCTGTATTTGGCTGAGTCGCCGGATGTGGCGAACACCTACAAACTTGCTGGCGTGGATGCGGTCAAATTAGTGGGACGTGACGGCGGCGCCATAAATCTTTCGGCGCTCCCACAACCGTTGCAGAAGGCGTTAAACGCCAACGCAGGAGCACCTGATTTGCTTGGAAACGCTCAACGGTTTTTGGCAAACAAATTCAACCAAGACTATTACTCAGAAAAGTATGGCGCACCATCAATTGATGACGCCGTCAAAGCCCTACAAAATCTGCGCGCATCTGGCGTGTCGGTGGAAAACCCCGGCTCCCTCTACAAAGTTGACCTCCCCGACGAAGCCATAGCCAAGATGCTGGACTGGGACAAGCCGCTGAGTCAGCAACCTAATGTAGTAAAAGCATTGCAACAGGAATATGCGCCATCTTACATTTCTCAATTTATGGATCGTCCTGGCTCTGATTTGTACAAAGCAATTTCTGGCGGAAGTGGAGTGGAGGATTTGCGTGCATCTGGTGCAGCCGAATTAGCAAAGCAAGGCATCCCCGGCATCCGCTACTTAGATGCAGGCAGTCGCAGCGCTGGCTCAGGCTCAAGCAACTACGTTGTCTTCCCCGGTGAGGAAAATATGCTGCGGATACTGGAGAGGAATGGGCAGCCGCTAGGAACCAAATCGGGTGGTGGTGGGGCGCAAATGTTAACGCCTGCTAATGCGTTGGTTTCTGAAAGTGTGCCGTCAAAAATAATAAATAAATTTTTAGACAATTCAGAATATAAAAACTCAAAATATATTCAACCACCGCATGAAGTTAGAGACACCAAAAAATTACAAGAATTGACAGAGTCAATGCAAAAAAATGGGTGGCAAGGGCGTCCAATTTTGGCTTATGACATTGGGCGTGGGACTGAGGCATTAACGGGAAGTCATCGAATTGCGGCTGCAAAAGCCGCAGGAATCAAAGAAATACCTGTCATGTATGTTGATGCTGATGTTGCAAATTATTTGGATAAAAATGGAAAAAGCATACTAGATGCATCTTTTTTATCAGAAGAAAAACTGCACAAATGGTTGTTAAATTTTGGCGATGAAGATGCGGCAAATTTAATAAAATTTGAGCAAAAAAACAAAAAATAAATGCAAACCACCATCTACAAACCAGAGGAAGAGCAAGAGCTCATGACCACCCTGTGGTCACCAGCGATTGCTGATGACCCAGAGGCGTTTGTACTGTTTGCGTTTCCCTGGGGCCAAGAAAACACCCCGCTGGCGAACTTCAAGGGGCCGCGCAAGTGGCAGCGGGAGGTGCTGCGGGAGATTGCTGCACATATTAAGAGGCAGCAAGGACTGGTGGATTTTGAGACGTTGCGCCATGCGGTGTCGTCTGGACGGGGCATTGGCAAGTCTGCGCTGGTGTCATGGCTCACGATTTGGATGCTGTCCACCCGCATAGGCTCGACGACCATCATCTCAGCCAACTCTGAAAGCCAATTGAGAGCAGTCACCTGGGCCGAGATTACCAAGTGGCTGGCGATGTCAATCAACAGCCATTGGTTTGAGGTGAGTGCCACCAAGTTGGCTCCGGCGTCATGGTTGACTCAGTTGGTGGAGAAGGATTTACGCAAGGGTACGCGGTACTGGGGCGTCGAGGGTCGGCTGTGGTCGGCGGAAAATCCAGATGCTTATGCTGGTGTACACAACTTTGATGGCGTGCTGGTGATCTTTGATGAGGCGTCGGGTATTGACGACTCAATCTGGGCGGTGACGGCGGGTTTCTTTACGGAGAACACGCCGAATCGTCTTTGGCTGGCGTTTAGCAACCCGCGGCGCAATACCGGCTACTTTTACGAGTGTTTTCACGCCAAAAGAGACTTTTGGACGAACAAGGTGGTGGATGCCAGGACGGTGGAGGGCACCGACAAGGCGGTATATCAGAACATCATTGACGAGTACGGCCCAGACAGCAGCCAGGCGCACGTTGAGGTGTACG